GTAAGCCCTGTACCACCATAACCTGTACCAATTGTTGTACCATTCCAAACTGCATTAGTAATTGCTGCATTACCAAAATTAGCGGTTGTAGCATTAAAGTCGTAGGTTACTGGGAGAAACGAGTGTCTGTTCCAACTACCTGCAACAGTGCTATTATTAGCTAGGTATACAAAACCTGCAGCACCACTAGGTAGTGTGTCAACAGACCCAGAGGCATTATCAACAATAGTTAATCCGCCAGTAGAGTTATTATCAAAAATAAATGTAGTACCAACTAATAATGTTGTGGCGTCGGGTAATTGGAATGTTTGTGTTGTAGACCCAACTAGATTTTGGTAATAATTAGAATCTGCTGTTAAAACTGTAGTACCAGCAGCTGAGGTAACCGCTGAATAACCAGGCACAAATTTACTAGCTGCTATATTCTTGATACCCGGATTTCCAAACGTGCCTAATGAAACACCGCCATTATTGTAGATAGTCATTGCATCAGTTGTATTGCTATTAGTTACAAAGTGAATGCTGTAAGCACCATATGTACCAAGTGTTAAATCAGTAGAAGCGGATGCTACGTAAGATGCCCCAGCGATATTAAATGAGCCTGTGCCAACAAAGGTAGATGAGTTAATACCTAATTCAGCGTAATTAGATCCTGAAGTACCTGCGTCATTAGATACATTAAAGTTAGTTGAAGCGTTTGTAGCAGTACTTTTATTTTGAACAACAACTTGGTTGTAGCCAGCAACAGTAGATGCAAAAGATCCAATAATGCCTGTATCAGAATAACCTAGTGTCTCACCAATAGTTGCAACATCATTAGCATCATAGTTAATAGATTTTTCAGCAGGGTAAGTACAAAATACTGAAGATGTATTACCTGGTAAATTGATAGGAGATGTAGTACCTGAGGAGTTAGATAAAACAGTTGTACGAGCTAAAGTACCAGCGCCTACAGTACCAACACCTACTTCCCATACCTGAGCTGTATTGTCATATATAGTATAGAAAGTAATGTTGCCGTTACCAATAGAACCGGAAAAAGATTGGAATCCAGCTACTGATCCTAATAGCGTAAGTGTGCCTGTGCCACTCGTCGTGGTGGTTTCTTGTACCCGATCCTTGACTACAAGAGCCATTTAAGACTCCTTAGCTTGTAGCAGTTGTTGAGTATGTAACGCTTACTGTGTCACCAGCTGTTGTAACCTTAGCTACTGCAAAAGCACCTGCTGAATATAATACCCCGCCGGTATTACTTTGTGTAGATACTGCACCTGAACCTGTTACTAAGAAACATCCGCTCACTGTACCGCCTGCACCTGTAATAGTGTAAGTAATTGAAGCTGCTGTACATGTAGTTACATTAGTGGGTGTTGAACCAGTTGAAGTTGCTGCTGCAAATACTGCTGTGCCACGAACTGCTGAGCCACCTACTGTGTAGTTAACAAACTCAGTCCAACCAGCATGAGATGTCATGGTATCAGTACCAGTACCAAATGTTGGCGTTGCTCCACCAATTAAACCTAAGAAAGGCCCTACTGTTGTGTATGTACTAGATGTACGAAGTAAAGTATTAAGTAATAACTCTTTACCTACTTCATTAACTAGATTAGGAAATGATTCTTCCCATTTTAAATTACCATTTGCATCACGGCATTCAACGCGATATTGGCCTTCAATTCCTACTGTTTCATTAGACGCTGCACCAGCATTTAAAACTACGCTAGCTTGGTCGCCAAATCCGCCTTGTTCTTTTGTGTTCATAATAACTCCTTTAGTAAATTCTTAGTACAGCAGTGGTCGAAGTTGCTGCAGGAAACTCTATTGTAAATGATGCAGATGCTGTTTTTTCTCCACCGAAACTTAATACCGCGACCGATGCGTTTGTAGTGCTATTATATATCAAGGCGCCCGCTGTGGTAAAGTTTGCAGGACTCCAAGTTACATTAGTAAACGTAATATAAGCCGTGTTATTACTAGGATCACTACCTATTGTTGGATATAATACTTCTCCCCCAGCTGTGTAGCCTGTACCTGTAATTTCGTCTTGCGTTGTATATTCAGTTGTTTCACTATTAATAGTAGATACCGCGTTATACAAAGCTATCTTATATGTATATGGTGACCCTGTATAAAAATTCTCTAAACCTTTAAGCAAGTTTAGTTTGAATGTAGTGGTCTGTGCTTGTCCTAATATCATGATCTAACTGGAACCCTAACTTGGCCAGAACGATAAGCATCTTGTCTATTCTTACCATCACCAAGTTGAATAAGTAATTGCATCGCATCGTCGTATCGTTTTTGGTATTCAGCCATAACGTCAGCCTCACCCTTCATGTAGGTGTAAGCTTCTAATAAAGAGCCATATAAAAGAACAGAACTAAAATTATCACCTAACCAAGTTTGGCCACCTACTACCGTAGTAATAGATTCAGGATAGTAGAAGTAATGTAATTCAACATCGTATGACTCATCGGGTGTAGGACCTACTATAAACGCAGCATTATCAAATACCGCATAATATTCAGGCTCGCCATAAAAATCTGAATCAGTGTCAGGAAATGATTGCCTAATAAAATTTACGTCTTTATTTAATAAATATAAATACTCATTGTCTGCATTAATAACCGCCAAACTAAACGTAGCTAACCAATTAGATGGTATTGCTAAATATTTATTACCCGCAGTTAATGATCCTGTTACGTTTTTACGAAGTGCAGGAAGATGTACAGAGTTATATATTCTTTGTTCAGCCTGAGTAATAAAAGTATTTACTACGTCAGTCTCAAACTGATTCTCTGTATAGTTCTGTATTTCTGTAACTAACTGCGTGTAGTTCATTACGCCATCGGGCCTCTAGCCTTAGTACCTTTAGTAGCTGCACCACATCCACGAATAGTAATACCATCAGTCTTAGCAGGGCGAGTAGGATCACCTACGCTTACACGTTGTACGCCTGTTCGCTTACTAATTTCTTGTGATCTTAATGTATTAGGATCTTGACTGAAATGAATGTCTGTACTATTTGGGTTAGGCATTGGTTGTTTATAAATACCAATATCGTTACCGCCGCCTGATGGATATTTAAATCCTGTTAAATCACTAGCGTCTTTATTATCAGTCGCGTGACCTAATGGATAAGATTCCGCTGGTGTTGGTTTTGGAAAGTCGTTTTTAGCCATTTTATTATCCCCTTTTTTGTGCTGCAACTTTAGCCATACCACGACCCATTTTTTTCATGTCAGTATTTAATTTACCAACAGTGTTTTTAGCTGGACCGTTTTGAATAGCTACTGTAGCGCCATCGTCACCTAAATTTTTGCCTTTAGTTTTACCTTGTTTAGTAATTCCGTCAGCTGCTTTTCTGAATGCCATGTTACTTCTCCTTATGTTGTTGATACTGTTACTGTGCCTACGTTACCTATTCCTACTAGATCATTAGGCGTTAATCCAGCATCGTTTGCTCTTGATCCACCTACAGGATTCCAACCCCACTGTATAATTCGGCTACCTAATAGAGGTACACCTGTTTCACTTTGTAGAGGTCCTGTAACTTCTAATGTTTGTAACCCATTTAAACCTGATTGGTAATAACCTAAATCGGGTCTTGGATTTCTAACTGCCTGCGGATCATTAACTGGGTATAGGCCTAAGCTTAACTGTGGTTGATCCGGTTCCCAACATTCTGGACATACAAGTATATTAACATTTTTGGTCTTAATAACCAATCTTTTAAGTTGTTTTAACTTGTATCTAAATCCACAGCGATCACACTGTGCAATCGAGTTCTTGGCACTAGCGTATTTAATTGGCATTTAATTATCCGTGGTAAAACATTTCACGAGGCACAAATCGTATGCTCGCTTTTTCTCTATCTTCGTCACCTGCTAATTGATAAGCTTCTTCATATGCCATTTTTAACATATCGATTCTGCCTTCAGCACCCGGTATTTTAAGGCTTAAATAATAAGCTAAACCCGCAACTATAGCTGGAATGAATCTGAACGGAATATCTTCTACGTTAAGGCCGTTACCTGCGTCTTGAATACGTCTTAATCTGTAATATACAAACTGATAAAAATCACTTTGCTCAGGCGTTGGCCATACATTAACAGTAGGTAAATTTTGCACGTAGATTTTAGCACCGATCGCATGAGGGGCTAGTGCAGTATTGTTAACTGCTCTAATACATCCTGTTATGTCGTTACCATCAATGCCACCATACTGAATTGTTTCTTCACCAATTTTAATAAAGCCAAACTGAGCTAAACCTACAGTACTTGTTAACGTTATTGTTTGTGGGTTAGCTGCGGTTGACGCAGTAGCAGTTAAAGTTTCATCTAATAATAAATCAGTAGGATTCTCTTGGCCACTTTGTCTATTAATCCAC